CGCCATCGCGCCGGGACCCTCCGTGTCGCGGTGGGCCTGAAACGGGGGCGCTATGCGTAGAGCCCACCTGAAGACCAGCCGGGGGGCGATTTATCTCTACCTGCGGTGGTGTCCGGATTATCGGCTTTCGCAGGTGGCCCGAAGTCATCGCCTTGGCGACGCCATCCAGTGGCACCGCCGGCATGCGTAGACTCTCCCTCTCCATCGGCAATGCTGAGATTCCCCTCGAGAGCTGGCCGGGGTGGTGGTTCGTGTTTCACGTCGAGGACGTGGCACTCCGGCCCATCGCGCTGCGAGGGGGGATGTCCGGTGGCTATGCGTAGAGCCCTCACGATTCTCGAGGTGGGTCGGACCAAAGGTCGTCCAACCTGGGTCTTCGTCTGGCAGCATGACCGCGACTACCGGACGCCCCGTGGCGACGCTCGACCGTTCGCGCTCGTGGCGGCGCGTCGTCATGCGTAGACGCCGCGCCAACACCAACCGCTATCACCCGTCTTGGTATCCCTGGCGCGCCGCCATGTGGTACCGAGGGGACGGGGACCCTGACGTCCTCTCGCTGCGGCTTTTTCTGTGGCTGGACCTGCTCCGGCGTTCGTTCTTTGCCTGACCGTGTTACCTTCCCCACGCTGTCTCGTCTTCCCTGTAGAGCCGCTCGCAGTGGGGCGGTCGGCTCGATCCCACGTACCAACGGAGGTTCCATGCCGGACGTGATCCGCCAGGGCGATGTGGCCCTGATCCCCCGCGTGCCGCTGACGACCGAGCAGCGCGCCAAGGCGAAGCCGGTCGTGCGCGACCAGAACCGCGTCGTGCTCGCCTATGGCGAGGTGACCGGGCACGCGCACGCCATCCACGATGTCGCCGTGGAGCAGGTCGAACTCACCGACGGCGAGCGCGTCATCGTCGTCGACCAGCTCTCCGCGCTGGTGCATGAAGAGCACAACACGCTGGACATCCCGGCCGGGACCTACTCGGTGATCCGCCAGCGCGAGTACACCCCGGAAGGCCTGCGCGACGTGCAGGACTGACGGACCCCACCCCCGGCCGGGACCGGTTCCCGACCGGGGGTGTTCGCTCGCTCCCCTTTTTCTGATCCCCGCCAATCTCTCCCATGCGACCACTCGCAGAACTGCTGACCCCCGAGGAGCTCAAGGCCGCCGACGACGCGTGGCGTGCCAGCTTCCTCGACACCACCCCGATCACGTTTGACGAGGCGACGTATCGCCCGTGGGTGGACGCGTTCTACCAGGGGCTGGGCCGCTCGGCCCCGCGCCACATCCGCTACTTTCGCTCCCTGATGGGGTGTTGCCTTGCGCTCGACGCCGAGCAGGTCGCCCTCGAGGCAGAGACCGCGAAGCGCTGCGCCGCGCAGGGCATCGCGGTCCTGTCGTCGCCGGCCGCCAACGCCATCGCGACGGCCGTTGATAAGGAGTACCGGGACCCCCTGCTGTTCCTGCCGTCCGACGAGGCGATCGGCCCCGCCGTGACGGAGTGGATGCAGCCCGGCTTCGTCCACCCGCGGCGCGCGAACGTCATCGCGTTCCTGCACGACATGGTGTTCACGAATGCCGATGCCGCCTTCGGCGTGTACTACGACGTCCTCGAGGCCAAGGGGCTCGCCGCCGAGATCCCGTCGGCCGCGCAGCAGATGCGCGCGCTGGCCAAGGCGGTCGGCTACCTGTTCCTGTTCGACGATCTCTGCCTCATCATCGACCGCCCGGCGTTCCTGGCGCTCGACGAGCAGGACGCCTACCACGCGCACGACGGCCCGGCCATCACCTTCCGGGACGGCTACACCCGCGCGTTCTCGCACGGCATGGAGATCCCGCGCGAGGCGGTGACGCCCGGCGTCCGCGAGACGTGGCTGACGGCCGCGCGCATCCGCGACGAGGAGAACGCCGAGCAGCGCCGCGTCTTCCTCGAGTTGTACGGGACGCAGCGCTTCATCAAGGATCTCGGCATCAAACCGATCGACGCGTCCGACTACGGGACGCTGTACAAGGTGCCGTTCACGGTCGGGCAGGAGGACGAGCCGCTGACGCTGCTGCACGTCATCAACTCGACCGAGGAGTACGAGCAGTACGAGATCGTCGATCGCGCGCACTGGCTGGACCGCGACGGCAACCGGCACGACAGCCTGCCGGGCTGGATCGCCCCGGACGGCCTGCCCGACGGGTGGCGCTACGTCGCGCAGAAGAAGCGCGGGATCGGGGAGCCGCACCGGAAGGAGTACTGGCTCCGCGTGCCCCCGACCATGGAGCGCGCGCGGCAGGCGGTTGCGTGGACGTTCAACCTGGAGGAAGAGCAGTACCAGCCGGTGCAGGAGTCCTGATGGCGCGCTCCATCAACAAGCTGTTCCTGTTCGGCAACCTCGGCCGGGATCCCGACGTGCGGGCACTCCCGTCCGGGGGGAGCGTGACCACCTTCTCGGTGGCCACCTCGAGCAGCGGCGGCAAGGGGAAGGAGGAGGTGACGCAGTGGCACACGTGCGTCGCCTGGTCGACCGAACGTTCGAAGCTGGGCGACCTGGCGGCCCAGTTGCTGCAGAAGGGCACCGGCGTCATCGTCGAGGGCGAGCTGCGCTACCGGAAGTGGACCGACAAGGAAGGCAAGGAGCGCACGTCGGCGGAGGTCCACGTCCGGGAGTTCACGGTCGCGGGGAATGGTCGGCCGGCCGCGGGGGGCGAGGGGGCCAGCGCGCCCGCCTCGGCGCCCAAGGCCGCGGCATCCGCCCAGTCGGCGTTCAAGCAGCAGGACGCGTTCGAAGACTTCCCGCCGGCGCTCGGCGCGGACGAGGACGACCTGCCGTTCTAGGATGACCCGGCCGCTACCCAAGGATCCAGCGCCGCTGCACGGCCCGGCGCGTCGGAGGACCTCCGCCAACAAGGGGCCCCTCCGACGCGACGGGTGGTTGTATCTCGGGGCGACCGACCTCGAGGCGCTTTGCCTCGGGATGGGACTCGCCGCGTGGGACATGAGCGAGGCGCGCGACATCAAGCGGGCGATGGATCGCCTGGCGCCCGGGGCGGATTACTGGCAGGTGCCCCGCGTCTCGCACATCCCGTGGGTGTACGAGACCATCACGCCCATGGCCCGGCTGGCGCTCCACCTCTACGCCACCGGGTTGTTCTCGATGCAGGAGGCGGTGCATCATACGCATCCAGGGGAGACCAGGCTCGCGCTGCAGAAGATCGCCCGTGTCCTGCTCCGGAAGGTCCGGGAACAACACCCCGCGGCGTTGCGGGCCATGGAGGAGGGGTTCGCCCAGATGAAGACACCACTCGACCAGCTCGCGGACTCCAAGCTCGAGGCGGCGCATGAGTCGCTCGCGTTCCTGCGATCGACGCTGCACAAGGAGGAGGTGCCGATCGCGGAACGCATCGCCATCGCCAAGGACTTCCTCGACCGGCTCCCCGAGACGAGCAAGGTGTCGCGGAACGAGGTGAAGACGCAGGCGGTCGGGGGCGTGCAGCTGCCGGCGGAGGCCGCCGCCCGGCTCGCCGCCGCGGCGGAACGCGCCACCCGGATGCTGCTCCGGACGCCGGAGGAGATCACCCTCGCGTCGCGCGGGACCGACCCGTTGCTGCTGCCGGAAGCCGAGCACGCGCTGCTGGCCCCGGGCACCCCTGCCGTCGAGGGGCCCGATGAGGCGTAGAATCCTGCTCGAGACAAACGCCTCGGAAGGCCGCGGGACGATGCTGGCGATCTGGGTCTATGAGACGGACCGACGATCAGACCGCCTGATGGAGAAGATCCTCTACTGGATCCGCCTCGCGTTCATGCCGACCCATGCGTAGGCGACCGCTGTTCCCCACCATGGAGGGATGGTCTGGTGCCACCACCTCGCACCAAAGCCGGAAGCCCGTGGTAGCGTCGTGGGTGCATGTGCTCCGCGTGGCGCTGTGGCGCCAATCCACCTACGAGTACTGGCTCGGCGCGCGGAGTGAGTTCGATGCGTAGGCGAAATACGACGTGGCGCGCTCGACTTGAGGAAACGGTGGGCATCCCGCATGGGCGATGGGACATCTACGACAGCTGGCAACGACTCGCCATCGCGTGGCTCCATGCGTAGGCATCGCTTCCCGCGGTGGCGGGCGATGGGGCGCGGGTGGGTGCCCCTGCGCGAACACACCCACTTCGCGTGGTGTTTTATCCAGCGCTACCGTCTGCTCCAGAGGCCCCGATGAAGCGCCCCGCCCCCGAGACTTACTGCTACACCCTGGCGAATGGGGCATGGTTCGACGAGATGTACCAGTACCTCCCCTTCCCGGAACGGCTGCGCCGATGGAGTGCGTCCTTCCAGCTAATCGACCGGACCCAGTACGCGTGAGGCCGCGATGACCCGCGAGCAAGCCATGGCGATGTCGGTCGGGCAGAAGGTGATGTCCAAGCACTCGGACCCGCCGTATCGCCCGTACCGCCTGACCAAACTGTTCCAGCCCGAGACGGGCACCCCGATGTGCCAGATCGCCGCGCTCAAGGCGGGCGAGTGGGTGCATCTCATGGCGTTCGACCCCGTGCCCAAGGGCAAGGTATGGAGCCAGCTGCGGAGCCGGTGGGAAGACCCGCCAGAGGACGCATGAGACGGCAGTGCATGTGGCACCTCGACCTGCTCGAGGGCTTCACCATCCCCTGCTCTAGTGGCCTCCGTGGCTCCTGGTATTGGCGGAATGCCGATCGAGGGGTCGTGTCTGTGGGGTACGCATGAGCCTCCGCTACTTCGAGTGCTTCGCCGGCGCAGGGGGCCTCTCGCTCGGGCTGGACCGGGCGGGACTCACGGGGGTTGGCCACGCCGAGGTGGCACCGCATGCGCGCGCGGTGCTGCGCGAGCGCTTCCCCGGAGTGCCCCTCTGGGGGGATGTGACGGCGCTCGACGGCACCGCCTGGCGCGGGCAGGTCGATCTCCTGAGCGGGGGCTCGCCTTGTCAGGACCTGTCGGTCGCGGGCAAGCGCGCGGGCTTGATGGCCGGCGCGCGCAGCTCGCTCTTCTTCCACCAGGTGCGCCTCTGGCACGCGTGCGAGGCGCCCTACTTTCTCTGGGAAAACGTCCATGGCGCCCTCAGCTCCCACCACGGGGAAGACTTCGCGCGGGTCCTCAGTGCCTGCGTCGGCGCAGATGTCCCTGTTCCCGGCAAGCGACGGGGCCGCCGCGCCGGATGGAGCAGTGCAGGTCGCATTGTGGGACCTGCCGGTGTGGCCGCGTGGCGCGTGTTCGACCTGCAGCACTTCGGCCCCCCCCAGCGCCGGCGTCGGGTCTTTGTTGTCGCTGTCCGACATCCTCGAGCCAGCCACGTCGATCCCGCCGAAGTACTGGCTCTCCGCGAAGGCGTGTGCGGGCATCCTGCACCGCGCGACCACGCGCGCGAAAACACTGCCCCAGGCGCTCGAGAAAGCTTTGCGATCAACAGCGACCGGAGGGCCGCCGTCACCCATGAAGTGAGTTCCCTGTTGCGCGCTGGGCATCGCGCGCAGATGTCCGTGCTGGCCTTCCACCAGACGCAGGACATCGCGTTCGGGGAGATCTCGTCCTCCCTCGGGAGGACGAGTGCCGGGATGGGGGTGGTCGGCGTCGATCTGGCGCCGACACTCGGAGAGCGGGATTACAAAGGCCCGGGCAACTTCCACGACGGGTCTCTCCAGGCGACCGTCTTCCCCGAGGGGCGGCCGCGCCGCCTGATGCCGGTCGAGTGTGAGCGGCTCATGGGGTGGGATGATGGCCACACGGCGCACGGGATTTCGGAGAACGGCAGACGCTACGCTCTGAAAGACGGCCCCCGGTACCAACTCTGCGGGAACGGCGTCGGGGCGCCTGTCGCCCACTGGATCGGCGCGCGCCTGCAGGCCGCGCACGACGCCGCCAGCTGACCCGACGATTGGCGCGCCTCTAGGTCACATCTAGATTCCGTGGGCAGCGATGCCTACGGACCTGCCGGGCCAGTCCCCTCTCCTGACGACCCTGCCGCACGCGCAGGTCGACCAGTTGCGCGAGCTCTGCTCACGCGACCTGTTGTTCTTCGCGGAAGTCTGCATGGGGTACGAGGACCTGGTGGAGCGCTTCCACCGGCCCGTCTGCGACTTCCTCGAGCACAACCCGTCGCGCTTCAAGCTGGTCATGCTGGCGCGCTCGACGCTGAAGACGTCGCTCTGCACGATCGCGCGCACGGCCAAGAACGCGCTGGTGCATCCCAACCGCCGCTACCTCATGCTCAACGAGGTGGAGGGCCGCGCGCAGGAATGGCTGCTCACCATCCGCACGGTCTACGAGGAGAACGCGATCCTCCGGACCCTGTACTCGGACGTCATCCCGAAGCAGGCGAAGGACGCGACGCACTGGTCGAGCGAGAAGCTCACCCTGAATCGCACGGTCAACGTCGCCACGCCAACGATCCGCGCCGCGGGGATGACCACGTCGCTCACGGGCGACCACTACACCGACATCACGGTCGACGACCCGATCTCGGAGAAAGCCCGCGAGGAACCCTCCACGATGGAGAAGGCCATCTCGCGTATCTCCAAGATGACGTCCTTCTTCGTCGAGCCGTCGATCGATCGCTACACCCTGGTCGGCACCCCGTGGGCCAAGCATGACGTCATCGCGTCCTTCCGCCGTAACTACGGCAGGAAGCTCGCCACGTACTTCATGCCGGCGGTCCTGAACGACGAGCTCACCCTCCCGGAGCGCCTGACCTGGGAGGTGCTGCAGCAGGCCCAGATCGATCTCGGGGACCTGCAGTACAGCGCGCAGTACCTGCTCGTCCCGCGCGACAGTGCCACCTCGGACTTCCTCCCGACGGATCTCCGCGAGTGGGTGTGGGCCGACCCGAGCGAGACGGTGGTGGCGCTCCTCAACGCCGACCGCCAGATCATCCGCGAGTGCCGGCTCGAGATGCTCGACCTGACGATGACGGTCGACTTGGCCATCGCGGAGCACGACCAGGCCGACCGGAGCGCCATCACGGTGTGCGGCACCACGGACGACGGGGTGGTCATCGTCCTCGACACCTGGGCGGAGCGCACCAGCCCGGGCGGGCTCATCGACGCGATCTTCCAGAAGTATGTGCAGTGGGGCCCGCGGGTCATCGGGATCGAATCGGTCGGGTATCAGAAATCCCTCAAGTACTTCCTGCGCGCGGAGAGTGAGCAGCGCGGGTTGTACCTGCCGGTGCGCGACCTGCCGGCGCTGGGGAAGAAGATGGTCCGCATCCGCGGCATGCAGCCGATCGCCGCGAGCGGGCGCCTGTACCTGCACGCGCGCCAGCAGCGCCTGCGGCAGGAGTTGCTCGACTTCCCGGACCCGTCCTCGCACGACGACCTCGCGGACGCGCTGGCCATGCACCTCGCCCTGTTCCAGGGGGTGCTCGCGCAGGCCAACGTGCAGCGGGACGCCATGACGACCGCCGAGATCCTGCGGAAGATCCGCGGCTACGGGACGATCACGCAGGACGAGGCGGACGATCTGGATGACGATCGGGACTGGGATGTCCCGCTGATGAGCGCCTTGGCGCCGAGGACTGCCGCATGACCATGCCCCCGATGGACCCCATGCAGGATCCGATGGGGATGCCGCCGATGCTGCCGCCGCCGCCCGAGGCGCTGGACGCCAGCTTCGTCGAGATGCCGATCGACGGCGATCCGATCCTGCCGACGCCGCCGGCGGACCTGCAGCCCCCGATGCCCCGGCCGGAGGAACCGTACCCCGAGCCGGTGATCAAGCTGTCGCCCGCCCGGAAGGACCGCCTCAAGCGCTGGCTCATGGATCAGGTGCAGGCGCTCCTGTCCAAGCACGCGGACCAGGAGAAGCTCTACGCCGCGATCGAGACCGCCTACCGGGCGCAGCCGATCGTGGACGACGGGTTCCCGTTCAAGGGGCGCGCAACCGAGACGATCCCGGTCATCGCCGCGGCGATCGATCCGATCCATGCGCGGCTCAACACGGGCATCAACAAGCAGGACCCGGTCCTCCGGGTGCGCCCGATCACGCCCAAGATGATGGCGTACTCGGACGCGCTCGAGGAATGGGTCAACTATCGCCGCCGGCACATCCTCGACCTGCCGCGCCACACGGGCCCGGCCTATCTCGAGCTGTGCAAGCTCGGGACGACCATCTTCAAGACGGTCTTCGACCACGTCGAGACGACCACCACCGGCTACGAACAGCCCGGCTGGAAGGTGGTCCGCAAGACGGCGGTGCGCTACCACGGCGCGCGCGTGCTCCCCCTGTCGCCCGCCGATGTGTTCTGGGGGGTCGGGTATCTGCGGCAGGAGGATCTCCCGATCATCGTGGAGCGCCAGCGCTTCACCCCGGACCAGCTGGTGGTCGCGGCGGACGGCGACTACCCGAAGCTCGACCCCGAGGCGGTCAAGGTGCTGGTCGACCGGGCGACGATCAACCAGCGCACGACGGTGGAGACGGCCCGCGATGCGGCCGCCATGGACAGTCCCCACATCCATGAGGAGGTGATCACGCTCTACGAGGTCTGGTTCGAGTACGACCTGCAGTGGGATCCCTCCGACCCCGAGAGCAAGCGGTCGGCCCCCGAGAAGCTGGTCGCCACGATCGACCTCGACACTGGAGAACTCGCCCAGCTCCGGTACAACTGGTATTTCCACCAGCAGCACCCGTACACGATCATCCCGTACACCCTGACGAACGGCTCGCTCCGCGGGCTGGGGATCGGGGAGATGTCGATCCCGGTGCAGGAAGGGATCACGCGCTGGTACCGCATGTCCTCGGACAACGCGTACCTCGCGAACATTCGCATGTGGGCGGCGCCCAAGGGGGCGATCCGCGAGCAGCGGCTGCAGGCGTTTGCCGGCCGGGTGATCCCGCTCAACGATCCGGTCAAGGATCTGCGCGAGATCCGGATGGCCGACACGTACCCGTCGACCATGACGGAGCGCGGCTACCTGGACCAGATCAACCAGCGCCGCACGGGGTCGAACGACTACATGGGGGGCAACGAGTCCCCGGTGGTCGGTTCGCGCGCGACCGCCACGTCCACGCTCGCGCTGATCCAGGAGGGGTCGCGCCGGGTGGAAGAGGTGATGGAGAACGTGCGCCGCGGCGAGACGGACATCGCCCTCAAGTGCCTCGCGCTGGACATCCAGTACGGACCGGGCGACGTGTTCCAGCGCGTGTTCGGGGAGGAGGAGACGGGGCGCCTGCTCGAGCAGTTCTTCGCGGAGACGACGGTCGACGAGTTGCAGCAGGGGATCGCCATCGAGTTGGCCGCGACCGACTCCGGGGGCTCACGCGCGGCGCGCCAGCAGACGTTCATGGCGATCGCGCAGCAGGTGGAGGCGTACACCAACCGCGTCGTGGAGATGGGGCAGGCGGCCTTCCAGGCGGCCGAGGCGGGGCAGCTCGAGACGGCCACGCTCTTCGCGGATGCGCTCATCGCGCATCGCCGCGCCCTCCGGGAAGTGTTCAAGGCGAACGACATCCCGGACGCGGATCAATTCTTACCGGATATCACCGATGACTTGGCCGCAGTCGCCGAGCGCGCTGCTGCCGGAGCGGCGGCCGCTCAGTCCGCTGGAGTTGCAGGAGGTGGCGGACAGCCTCCCGCTGGCATGGGAGGACCACCCGGGGCTCCGGGTGCTGTGGCACCGCCTGCAGATGGAATGGGCGGCGACCTTGCGCCAGACACTGGCGTCCCCGGAGTCGACCGAACGCTTGAGCAATTTGCTCGGGCGACTGGCGGCCCTTGAGTGGGTGTTGCAGCTGCCGAAGGAGTTGCTGGACGAGGCGCGGGAGCTCGAGACGGAATCTCCCGAACAATTCACCGGAGTGTCACCCGAGGAGCGTGCAGGATGAGTTATACCTTGGATGCCACCATCGCGACGCATGAGATCCACCCCCTGGGGGATCGCGTGCTGGTGCTGGTGGAGGCCGAGCAGGAAGTGCGGGTCGGGTCGCTGATCGTGCCCGAGACCGCCAAGGACAAGAAGTACTGGGGCACGGTGATGGCCGTGGGCCCGGATGTGCAGGTGCGCGATGGCGCGCTGATCGCCGGCGACGAGCCGTGGATCCTCCGCAAGGGGGATAAGGTGCTGTACGCCCGCTACGGCGGGCACGACATCCAGCTGCAAGACGGGCGGCAATACCTGCTGCTCCGCGAAGACGACGTCCTGGCGAAGCTGGGGGAGGTGCTCTGATGGCGGGGAATGATGACTTCGAGGGCGAACGCGACCTCCAGGACCCCGCGAATTGGGGCAACATGGTCGAGCAGTCCCTGGCCAACGTGGACCTGCCGACGCCGCCGGATGAGACGGACGAGGGCCCACCGGCCGCGCCCGCAGTCCCGGCCGCCGGCGCGGATGCCGCGCTGACGACCCAGCTGGCCGAGGAGCAGGCCCGCCGCATCCAGCTGCAACTGCAGCTCGAGCAGCTGCGGAACGCCCCCGCCCCGCCGCCCGCCCCGACCGGCCCGGCGCCGATGACGGAGCAGGAACTCCGTCAGCTGCACGACGAGGACCCGGTGCGGGCGAGTGCGGTGCTGGCCAGCCGCATCGTGGACGCGCGCGCGCAGAACCTCGACGCGCGGATGTCGACGATGATTGCCGCCTCGACAGCGATCGTGGAGTCGCAGGTGCAGGCGCGCTTCGCGGAGGATTTCGCGGACTACGGCGACGAGATCCGCCAGATGATGCAACAGGTCTCGCCCGAGCTGCGCCTCGAGCCGGCCAACTGGGAGAAGGTGATCCGGATGGTCCGCGGCGCCCACCTCGACGAGATCATCGAGAAGCGCACCAAGGCGGCCACCCAGAAGGCGGCCGAGGACGCCCGTCAGGCGCAATCCCGGTCGGCGGGCTTCAGCGGGACGGGCCGCGCCGCCGCCCCTTCGACGGGGGGCACGGCCAAGGGGGACCAATTCTTCGGCCTGAGCGAAGCCCAGCGCCGCGCCGCCGACGCCATCGGCGTTTCTTACAAGGACTTTGCGCGCCATGTCTGAACTCAAGCGCACCCAGAAGCAGCTGGAGCGCCAGGAGGAGACCTCCGTTGGGGGGCTCTCCCCGCGCACCCAGAAGCAGAAGTTGATTGACACGGCGGCGATCAGCCGTAAGTTCCCGGACAGGCACTTCCGCTACGTCCGCCTCGACCGGGTGGAGATCCTCGAAGCCGATGGATACCAGCAGGTCAGTGAGGCGGACGCGAAGACGGCAAAGGTCGCCGTCAAACGGGCGGATTTGGTACTGATGGCGTGCGACAAGACGCAGTGGAAGGGGCGTCGGTCGTACATCGAGCAGGAGAACCGGAGGCGCTTAGGCGCGAGCCGGGGCGAGTTTACGGCAGCAGTTGCCAGTGAGGAACGGGATCTTCGCGCCGCCGGCGTGCTGGACCCGGACAAGTCCTTGCTGGTCAACGACGCCGACTAACTCGCGAGCGCATCCCCTGGCGGGGAGCACGCCTCCGAAAGGTTCGGGTCCTTGACCCCCACTTTTCGGAGGCGTTTCTCATGGCTTCGACGTTCCACCCCGTGTGCCAGCCCGGCTCGCCGCAGCCGGTCGTTCGGCACTTCCCGGTCGACACGTCCGCGACCTTCACCGCTGGCGCGCTGGTGTATTTCGACACCGGCGATCAGCTGCTGAAGGAATGCGGCGCCGATCCGTCGCTCATCCTGGGTGTCGCCCGCTGCAGCGTCGCGGATCGCGCCATCAATCCCCAGTCCCTCATCCCGGTCGACGTCATCGAGCCCACGCAGTCGTGGACGATGTCGAGCGCGACCACCCCGGCCGACACCCACCTGATGACCGCCTACGGCGTCGTGAAGACGTCGGGCTACTGGAAGGTGGACACGACCGACACGTCCAACACGCGCCTGGTGGTCACGGGGTACTCGCCCCGCGCTGGCCAGCAGGGGCCGGAGCACTTCGTCGTGAAGTTCACGGCGGCCAACCTGCAGGGCGACGCCGTCGCCAGCTAAGGAGACTCCCCCATGACGATGAACCGTGGCGGATTCTCCGCGCTGCTGGCGCCGGGCTTCCGCAAGATCTGGGTCGACGCCGTCGACTTCAAGGAACAGCCGCTGATCGGGCGCAAGCTCGTCAACGTGAAGACCTCCAAGCGCGCCTACGAAGAGGAGCGCGACGTGGCGGGTCTCGGCACCCTGGCCGCCAAGACCGAGGGCGGCCCGGTCAACTACCAGGACGCGCAGGACGGCTCGACCAAGCGCTACACCCATGAGGCCTACGGGCTCGGGTTCCGCGTGACGGAAGAGATGTACGAGGACGATCTCTATGGCGTGTTCGGCGCCAAGATGACGCGTCACCTCGCGCGCTCGGCCCGCAACAACATGGAGCTGGTGATGCACGCGCCGTACAACAACGCGTTCTCGACGAGCTACGTCGGGTTCCGTTCCGGCGAGTCGCTCTGCTCCACCACGCACACCACCATCCGTGGCGCGTCGTTCTCGAACCGCTCGGACGTGGACTTCTCGCTGCTCGCGCTGCAGGGCGCTCTCGAGCACTTCGAGACCCTGACGGACGAGGCCGGGATGCCGGCGATGTTCACCCCGGACATGGTGCTGCACACCGTGGCCGACAAGTGGATCGTCCACCAGGTGCTGAAGAGCCAGTTCCTGCCGGGCGGGAACCAGAACGACATCAACGTGGTCGCCGGCGAGGGGCTCCGCCCCGTGCAGTCGCGCTTCCTGACCGACACGGACAGCTGGTTCGTGATCGCCAAGGAGCACGACGTGAACTACTACGAGCGCCGGGCGCTCCGCTTCAGCAACACCGACGACTTCGACACGGGCGACGCCAAGTACAAGGCGACCATCCGTCACACGTCGGGCTTCGGCAAGTGGCAGGGGATCTGGGGGAGCGCCGGAGCGTAGTAAGTGTAGAGGTTACAACGACTTACGAGGTTTTGGCGACATGAACGCAACACACTGCAAGCGGTG